GTTCAACGCTCATTATCAGCTGGTTCTGAGCTATACAACTAATCCTGAATTTGGGAATATCACTCAAGTGTGGGAAAACTTGCGTATGGGCTCCGCCAAGCGCGGGTATTACCATAGCTTCTTGGCTCCTGAAAGCAACTTTCAGGGATTCCCTGGCACTCACGATACGCTGTACCACGCGCACATAGATGCCCGTTTTCTTGTGAGATGCAGACAGCGCAAAATACTCGCAGACAACGAGTTCGCAATTTGCATGCAGCTCATAGATGACGAAATGTTCGTGATTCTGTTTAGGAACTGCAACAATCGCCGCGAAGCGCGCGAGAGAGCGAAGAAGATTCAGGACTGCTATAACGAGACGGTCAGCGAATTGGGCGGGACCATCGATTGGAACAAATCGATGATGAGTTCAATCAAGTTCGTTTACCTCAATGAACTGTTCATGGATGGCACCCGTGCTCTGATGTCTGTCCACACTTACATCAAGGCTGACCGGGACTTTTCACGCAGGTTTGCTCCAACGGTTGATCAGCTGGACACAATTATGGGCAGCTATGCGGCCGCTGCTTCAAAAGGCTTTGACCCGATTTCGTGCTATGCAGGCGGCCTTGTCGAGGTCTTCAGATACGCTTTCCGCAGATGCCCTGAGTTGAGCGAGAAGGATCCTTACGAACTTGCCGCTGTTGCTCTGTCCCCGCGTCCACTTCTTGGATGGCACATTGCGGACATTGTCAGCTTTGTTGCCGGTGGCACTCAGGATCCAATTGCAAGCTATCACTGGCTGTATTGGTGTTATAACAGAGTCATGGCGCGCTTACCAGATGTGGTCATTACTGGCTTCGATCGAGTTTTCTGGGCGCAAGATCATGCCAAGCACAAGACCATTAGCTACAAGCAACTGGCGACGGATCCGCTGTCTGTGCGCCTCGAAGGTTATGTCGATGTCAATACTGCTGTGGCAGTTGTGATGGAAGAAAGCATCCGTGGGGTCGGACTAGCCGAGGAATTCGAAGCGATACTGACGCGCTCGGAAGACGACCAAGTAGAAAAGGAATACGAAAAGCTGCTCAAAAGCAGCAAGTTTGACGCCTGCTTTGTCAAGTCGGTAGAGTCGTGCAGTTGCGAAGCGATTGTGCGAGAAATGCTTGCGAAGATCACTCGAAACGAGGTTGCAGTTGCTCTTCTTGGCAGGTCGGGCGCACGAAACCTTCGGAATCGGCTGAGATCTCTGGACCGGTATTCCCTTGCAGCTTTCTGGCGACAAGAGTTTGAGACCATAGGCAACATTGTCATGCTGAAAGAGCATCTTGTTGAGACTTCTTCTTACGAATATACTTCTGCTTACCGCACTAGATTTCATGCTGAGATGGGTGTCAGCTTCTTCAATCATACGCTCCCAGACCCCTTCTTTCTCCTTGCGCCATTTGGGCAGTTTGCTAGCGAAGGCGAAAGTAAAGGTCCTTATGCTCGGGTGCTCTTCCAAGACGCACGCCTCCACATTCCGATCGGCAGTACTCGGGCCATCAAGAGCTTGTATGACTGTGGAATTATCGGCAAGCTTCACGCAGGCTGCAGGGTGGCTGGGATCATTGATATGGACAACGAAATCGCCAAGGTGCTTGACCCTTTTACCAGGCGTGTTATGCAAGCCGAAGCACACTTTGAACTTCAGAGAGCCCGGGGGCACGAGATCAGCGAATACAGGGCTTTGTTCATGTCGCAATTTAGCGCGAACTATAATGCTCAAGCTTTTCACGAATTCGGTGCTCGCCTCAAGCTCGATGTGTCGACCCGCAGAACGTGTCTTTTCGATGTCAAAAGACTGTACATGGTTTCCGCGATGCCCAATATTCAGGGTGCGATTCTTGTCGATCTTGGCGGCCTCGACATCTATCTGCGTAATCGCGATATATCAGTGCCGTTCAATGCAATGGAGCTGATCAATAGGCTGCGTGCTTTTGCGACCATTGAGCTCGTGGTCAGCAGGGACACGTTTGCTCCTGGCACAGAGCTCAGATACGGCATCCGTCCAAGCAGTATGGTCTTCTGGGACATGAGCACTGGTAGTTCGGATTATGTTTTCACGCGTGGCTCCGTCAAGAGTTTTTCTGATATTGCACCTCGGCTCGGCGCAGCGGTGGATGAAACTCTCAACCCAGAGAATCTGGTCGCCAGAATCAACAACTACATTGTGGAGGGTTCAGAAATCGCTAACAAGTTAGCTCGCGAAGCTTCTGGGGCTGACAATGCTGACGTCGATGGTGGTGATGACAACTATACTATTAGTGCCGGCGCCATGGAGCTGGATAAGCTCAGGTTGAATTACGCGTATTACACCAAGGAAGTCCATGAATACACCAGACGGAAGATCATCGATGTAACCGAAGTCATCGTCCCGTTGACTCGCAAGCAGGGCCCAGTGGCGCACTACGAGTCTATACTCCCTTATCTTACGGTTGTTAGACATGCCGGCGTTAGCATGTACCTCAGCGTTGCTAACCGAGCGATTGCGCAAGATGCTTACTTTGCTCACCACTGCAGTAAGCTCAACCTTGAAGTTCCGGCTTCTTTCAACGATGTTGATTGGTTCGATCCTCTGCCCACCCAAGCGGAAGTTGCCGAACTCATCAGCAAGCTCACCGCCATTGAGACCTCCATCTCTCTGGTCCGTAGAGTTCAGAGTGCACTAAGCCATGTCGGGTTGAGTGGATATGAATCGGCGGCTGGCGTCAGTACTGGTTCAATCCTGTCCTTCATTGGCAGCCACAGAACTGAAGGTTATATGGCGATCAAGACTGCCATGGAAAGTGTTGGAATGATAGCTACCAAGCGCGAAGATTTCGCCAAGCTCAGAGAAGTTGTTTCCAGCGAACCTGAGATTCTTACGGCCCAGAAATGCGCGGCGTCATGGTATGACCACACCGTCAGATATGGGAAAAGGATTGATGCCCTGGGCATGTTTCTGCGCACTGCTGGAAAGAACGATTACGTTGAACATGCAGCCGACAGGAATTTCCTTGACCAGCCTTCAAATGCCGCACAACGCTACATGGTTCTTGCAATTCGACATGCCGTTGTCAGCTCTGTGTTCTGGGAGACGAAAACGACTGTCAACATTACCGAGACAACCAATGCTTTTGCCAGGAAGCTTATCGACGCTATTCACTTCGTTAGTCAAGCATTTGCCACGTATGCCCCCAGCCTTGCGCAGAACGCTGAGGCAGACTTCGAAGCACTCAAGGAATATCTCAGTGAATTTGAATGTCCTAAGTACATGGATGTCCTCGAGGACGGGATGTACTTGCTCGCCAGGGACTTAGCGGCGGAACTGACACGTGCCGAAGTTTTCAAAGATTGGGGCAATTTGATTCAAGCTGAGGTGGTTCATGCCTTTAGGTGGATTTACGATGATATGCGCATGAACTGCGCCCGCTACGTTGGTGGCAGAGTCATTAAGTCTGCGTTCGTCGCTCATATCCCTCCTGAACTGCCCATCCTCGGGGCAGGCGGCGACGAGAATGCCGACATCAACACTTTGCTTGCTCAGTTTGCTTCACAGCCTGTTGAGCTAGGAACCAAAGCTTCGAGCACTCCAATGACCTTCTGGCACTTGTACAACGCTTGCGCTGCGGATTGGGGCTTCTTTGTGAAAGTAGCTGAATTCATTCTCGGTTCGACTGACGATACTGTCGAAACACTCGATGACCTGCATTCTTGGTGCAAGGCATGCCGCAACGAAATGAAGGAGGTTATTGCGCATTTCAGAGGCGAAATTGAGCAGATTGATCCGGTGGAGCACCATACTTATAGGCCGCTTGATCCCGAAAAAGTTGAGCAAGTTGATCCGATGGTTTAATTCGCATTTATTTTCAAAAAAACCGGCCACTTGAAAAGCAGGAAAAAACAAACAAGGGTTAGCCTTAGTCAGTCTTTCATGAGCTCCCAGGGCGGATTACCTGGGTTACCCTAAGGCATGGTTGTTGGTGGTGCCTTGTTT